ACCGTAAGTGGTCGAGTCAGCAGTAGTAGACATGAGCTTTACTTAATAAGAAATAAGTTAACGTTAACTAGTAGTCCAGGACAGGACTTTGGAGAAATTAGAGTGGTCAAAACAGTCTTGACCAATCCACCAAGATAACCAGTGGTTCGAACCTTTAGACTGGTTACACTTGAGACAGGCAGGCACAACATTAGACGAAATGTCATGTCCTCCTTTAGCTTTTGGGGTGACGTGATCCAGGGTCAGATTATCCGTAGCCCCGCAATAGACGCACTGGTTATTCCAATGCTCCTTGATGGAGCTACGCCACAATCTTTTAGCTTCGGAGGATGTCATGGCCCTCAGGTTGTAAAGGTAATCGGAAGGAGCCTTAAGGGGCATTGGCCTTATTGTTAAAGGTTACTTCTTCTTTTTAGGGAATCCTGCTTTCATGTTTGCATAAGCCTTTGGGGTAACCGTAGACTTACTTTTGGGGCGACTTGTCCCAGCCTTTTTACGGGCATTCATGTTGGCGTAAAGACCAGGCGGCTTAGCGTTTCCTTTGTTCATTTCTTTGTGGGTTTCCCACCCGCTCCGTTTCTTGCACGATTCTTTGAGGGCGATTCCTTTACTAGACGGCCACTCTTTGTGTGAGAAAGATCAGAGCCTCCCTTACCCATAACGCCACGTTTCCGTCGCGCATCAGCAAGTTCGGCCCGATACTTCCTATCCTGTGGGGATTTGTTTTCTTTTGTATCGTAGGCTAGTTTTTTTGCGTATGCTTCGGGGTTATTCCGATAATACGCAGCACTACGCCTAGGGGTAGTTGTTTTTCGAGGCGCCATTATTGTGATCCGTAAAGAATACTTTATTTTCGAGGCGCTCAATCCGGGTGTTGGAGGCACTTACCCTTTCGACAAGCACCTCCACTGATTTAGCAATGTTATGAAGGGTGATTAAGTGCCAGCTAAAGAGACCCAGGAAAGCGGTAGCCGCTAGGTTCCTGAGCATAACCGACATATCTTCATCGTTACTATCGGATGGCTCTTTCGACATCCTCCATCTCCAATTCAAGACTGTTAAAGAGGGTGGCAAGTGGAGAACCAAGCACAGGGACACCAGTGATATTATTCTTAGCAAGCCAGTCAGCGGATGCTTTTAGATCCTGCGTGGTGGCAGTGCCAGATTTAATGCGATTGATCAATTCATTAGTAACCAATCCATGAAGCTCGTTAAAAGCCTCCTCTGTTGCGCGAGTTGTCATAAGAAGAATTTACATAGTAGTCGGGGACACTACGAGGGCTCAGAGGGCTATGCGGCGGAAGGCGCGGACGCGAAACCCAGCCGGTTTACCAGCGATATTAAAATTCCCTTGGTTGCCAACATTTAGATTAAAACCCCATCCTTCAGAAGAGTTAATTTCGGTGGATGACCAATGGACATCTGCAACAAAAGCCTCAGCACTTGTGTTAAATGCAGTCAGCGCGGTTTGACTTGGATAGGTGGTAGTCCAGTTACTGTTGCGCTGTGGTACTGCGTAAATGTTGGTGCCCCAACTTGTGTTATTTGCTGCGGTGTCCGGTTTCAAATTAAAATAAGCAATTTCCAACTCGTACCGCGCCGGCAAGTACCAATCGGTAAAACCACCGATGTTCAGGTTCTTGCAGAAGTTGGCAGCAGGGTGATTAGCAATGCCTGCCGTAGCCATTGCAGCGGTATTGGCAGCCCCATCGAAAGGGCTTGTGGTGCCAGCAGTAGTCGTAGTGGTTGTTTTCCACGCCAGATTCGTCGTCAACGTATACCCAGTACCAGTCGCACCAGTTGCCCGAGGCGCAACAATCAACGCATGGGTGGGGTTGCCGTCAGCAGTGTGGCTGATGTAACCAGCAAAGTATCCGCCGCCAAAGGCTTCACCAATGACAGCAGGGAACGGTTGCGATCCTGTAATAACCCAACTCATGGCACCATCCTCCAGGGGTGATTAGTGGCAGTGGTTAATAGTGAGGTGGTCATGGCGTCGGCCCCACAGTTTTGTACGGGTGGTCGTTGGGGAGGTTGGCAGTTAGGCCCCACTTATGGGCTAGGTAGCCTTCTAGTTTTTGGCGGTCAAGGGTGGCAAGAGATCTAGAAACGAAAACCGCCTCAGCCATGTCGCCAATCATTGCAGTACCTATTTGATTTCCATCTGTGTTTAGAGTAAGAGCGCCTTGGGCTATTTGGGTTCCATTCCTATAGAGCGTACCTGTTGAGCTATCAAACGTAATGCCTCCAATTTTTGTAGTAAGCGTTATAGATGCGAAGTCACTAAGATCAGTAGAAAACCCCGCAAAATATGGATCACCGGGAGGTGACGGACGAAATTGGAGACGAAACCATTTGCCGGACGAACCTGTAACGCCCTGTGAAAAAATCTCATTTGGAACACCTGTTGTAGTGCGCGGAGTGTAAACAACATACATTGTTCTGGCCGAACTTCCAATAGGAAGATTAACCGCGCCGTTGCTTATAGCATCGCCCGCTTCAAATCTGACAATGTTTTGTCCATTTAGTCCGGAACTAATGTAAAGAGGTTGAGATCCTGCAGAGGCTTGAGTTAGGTGTCTATTGTTTCCGCTTTTGTCATTCCACTGACTAACATTGCCGCTATTTAATGTAATGGTATTTGCATCAGCAGCATCTAACCACAAAGCTGGGGCAAGCATCGACGGGTTCCAGACGCTTTCATTCCAGGTGAACTGTTTCGCCAACACCACCTTCCCCGGCACATAAATCGGGCTCATGGCTGACACCTCGTAGTGTTATAGGTTTCGGTCATGGTATTGCTACTCCAAATGCGGTGATGAGTGCTGTGACGCGGGCGTCAAGGGCGTCAAGGTTTAGGGATTCGCCGATGCTGTAGAAGGCTAGGCGGCCATTACTCCGATCAAGTGTATTTGTCCCCGACCAGAATACAGAGATATTTTCATTTAAGGGCGTTTGAGATGTTTGAGCAATTATTTTATTTGTTGACGCAAATCGAGTACCATATGTACTTGAGGCGCTTCTGTTTATTGCTAAAAATCCTGAAGCAGATGCTGAGCTGGAGTCAAATGCTTGGGAGCAATTCCGCGTAAAAAGATTTCCATTGCTTTCAAATCGTCCGATATGCTTGGCCCCTGATGCATCACGACCGGCCCCGATGTAAAACGGAAATATACCTAGGCTGGAAGTTGCTTGCGTGGATGCGTACACACTTAAATGATTGCTATTTTGAGGATCATCATTATTGTTCCGATTGCTATTCAAATACTTCGTACTCCCATCCCCCACCAGCCCCGTCTTCCGGTTGTAGTCACCAGAAACAAAGTTAAAGTTTGTAGGCGCCGTCCCAGCCAACGGAACCAAAGCCCCCGCCAGTGTCCGGGCACCACTAAGGATGCAGCTCGCTTTAATGGCTGACCAGATGCCATCCTGCTTACACCCAATGACAAAATCATTGATGGCGTACCGGGTGGCCGTCTCTAGGGCCTGGGCATCAGCGACCTCAACAGCCTCGATGTAGGTCGAAGCGTCGGTGTCGAACTGGAACCCAGGCCGCACGATCAGCGTCATACGCCCTCCTCAACCACAGGCAGATTAGTGTCGTTGGTTTCTAGGGTTGGCTCGTCCTCAACCACGGGTGCCACATAAGGGGAACCGTCAGCGTTGAACTGTGGCGGGATGGGGCCGGTGTAGTACGGGCCAACCTTGAGGTCTTGGCACGCCTTACGGGAAACGGATTCGGCGTACTCAGCAACCACGTCCTCAGGGTCTTTGCCCTCAAGATTGGCGGTAGCGATGATGCCGGGGACGAGCGTGTCGTCGATTGTGATAGTGAAGTCCATGGTGATCAAGCCTCAGGGGTGTTCCAAGTTGCGTTGGCAATTGCCACCACCTTGGGGTCTTCGTTGGTCAGGTCATCGCCAGGCTGGAGCACGTGGCGGTGGTAGGAAGAGGACAGCACTTCGCCGTCCTCCAGGACGCGGACAGCAGAACGCACTTGGATGGCGTTGCTTTCCAGCACTTCGATCTTGTCAACAACGGTTTGCTTAGTTAGAGCCATTTTTAGGGACCGGCGACTGCCGGAAACAGGTTTAACGATGGGTCGTAGTTTTAAGCCGGGTTGCGGGCTAGGCTATTAAACTACAGAGTAACATCCACCAATTTGCATATAAAAACTTGTATCCATCGCCACATTCCCTTTCGAGCAAGTTCCTGTATTGCTTTCCGTTATTTGTATTTTTGTAGATCCTCCTATAAGCTCTCCTGGAACTAGATAATAGCCGGCAGTAAGTGATAATCCAGAGGCATTTACGGCAATCGGATGGTACACTCCACCAGCCGTAAATGGAAGCCCAGCAACAAGCAACACCCCGGTACCTGTATGAGCACTAATTTGAACTTCTGCTGCTATAAATACAAGTTTTCCGATCTTGCGGTAGTAAGCATTTTGATATACATACGTTCCCGTGCCTGCGGTAGTGCCGCCCTCAATTAGTGGAGTCCAAGTCCCCTCTTCATAATCATCCAGTGCGTTAGCTGCGGCGGTGTCGCCGTTGAACTGGATGCCGCCCGTGCCGGAAGCAAGACGGACATATGCGTCGGACGTAATCCGCATCCGCTCCGAGCCCGCTCCAGCGTTATATGTAGTAAAGACTAAGTTACCCGTATTTGCAGCTGAACCCGTGCATTGAATAAACGCCCTATTACTTGATTGTGTCCCAAATATTAAATAGCTGTCATTAAATGTTGCATTTGGGGTGCGGATGCCAAACTCAACGCCAGCATTGGCAGAAGACGTTACGCCGCCAGGGCCGTCAATTTGAAGTTTGTAGCCAGCTACCAGTGATGAAGACGTACCCACAAGCAAGCTGCCGGAGCTGTCGATGCGGGCGCGTTCGGTGTTGCCCGTAAATAGCCCGAGGTTATCGGATGCAAATTTGATGGTTGTTTGATCGGGCGTATCACCCGTACCTCCAGTACCAATCCGATAATTATCAGAAAGCCTGATGTGGCCGTTGAAGATTTCTAACCTTGCGGCGGGGCTGGTCGTGCCAATACCAACGTTGCCAGCCCCAGTAACAACAGCCCGACTGGTGCCGTTGCGTTGAAGATCCAGCAACCGACCCGTGAAGGTAGATGCCGCATTAACGCCTAGACCCGTGCCGTCAGGGCTCCAAGCATTAGAAGTGGTGCCCGCAGGTTCAATCAGGAGCTGAGGCTTGGTGGCTGTAGCTCCGCCACCCGTAAACCAAGTGCCGGTCAGCTCCAGCGGTGGGGTGCTAGCTGCTCCGTTAAGGGCCAGCGTCACGTCACCAGTTGCGCCAACGGTGCTGCTAGGTACACCAGCATTAGCCCCAGCGTTGTTGTAGACCAGTTGCCCACTAGAGCCTGCAACTAGTCCGACGGTGCCAGTGGCATCCGGGAAACTGATGGTGCGGTTTTGGGTAGGTGTTACGGTTTGAAGGGTCGTGGTGAAGGTTCCCCCATCATCCAAGACAACATCTCCTCCTACCTCAAGTTCATCATTAACATCATCCCAAACAAGATTAGGAGATGCTGCTAACCTACTACCATCAGTATATTGAATTTCACCAGCAGCGCCAGTAGCAGATGCGCTACCGAAGACATAAAGAGTTT